TCCTTCTGATGCCATTCTATTTCAGGAAGGAGTGTCCGTTAAACTCAGGCTACCTCACCCGTCCCGGATACCGAGAACGTTTCGTCCAGCAACTGGAGAGAGTTCGACGGTGGCATCATTGCCCATGCCGGAGGCGCTGGAGGTTTCGGCTGAGGATGGCACAGGGCATTTTCCTTTGACGAGCACCCGACCACCATTATCAAGCTTGCGCCGAAGAGCATCATTTTCAGCTTTCGCATCAGCTAACTCCTTCGTGTATTTAGCATCGAGTGCATCAGCATCACGCTGGCGCTGCTGCATGTCAGTAATGGTTGCGTTCGCCAGCTTCAGTTCTCCGGCGTTTTTGTCGCGCTGCTCTTTGTAGGTAATGGCGTTATCACGGTAATGATTAACAGCCCATGACAGGCAGACGATGATGCAGATAACCAGAGCGGAGATAATCGCGGTGACTCTGCTCATTGATCTATCCCCCAACAGGCTAATGCGCTTTCCTGGTCACGACGAATAACCTGTCCATAGCAGTTATTTGAACGTATGCGGCAATCGCGCCCAACATCTTTTATCCACCAGCGAATCGCCTCGCATGCGCCCTTACGATCACCGGCATTCAGCCGCTTATAAAACGTCGACGGGAAACACTTACCGGGGCCAATGTTATAGGGGCAAAATGACGCTATACCCGCTTTCTGGGGTTCGGTCAGAGGTACTTTAATATTGCGCTCCACCCATGCCAGCGCCTTATCACGTTCAATAGCGTTAACCTGGTCACATTTTTCCTTCGACAGCTTCATTCCCGGTATGACAGGCTTACCATCCACCATTGTGGCACCACGACAGATGGTCCATATGCCAGAACCATCACGGTATGCCGTTGTGTGATTACCCTCTTTTTCGTTCAGAAACTGGTCAAGTATCTGGGGAGCAGACGCGCCTGCGGCAATCAGCGCCAGAACAGCAGCCGACAGGCCGTATTTGATTTTTGCGCTCATGGATATTTATCAGGATTTATCGGCAACAAATAACGAGCCAACTTATATACGCCTTTTAAGATAAGTCAGCCCCGGCTGGATCCAGTCATCAGGCTCTTTCTTAAAGGGGGAGTATTGAAATCACGAAGAAGAGCCTCCCGCACCGCAGCATCCATGTCTGCACCACTGGCAAGTGCTTCAATCTCTGCCGCCACCTGCAAATACCCCATGCAACGGCCAATGCGTTTCATAACTCTGGTGTTTTCGTCTTTCAGGCATCTGATAGCGAGATTAATAATTTTCAGGCAGTGATGATGCGATGCCCGGACAGGTTTTCCGTTCTCATAAACGACGAACTCACCCTCTTCACAGGAAACCCTGAAAGGCCGATGGGGTTCCTGGTCTTTATCCGGTGCAGACGCAATAAAATCACTTTTATGCTCTTCCTCTCCGGCACTGTTAACCGTAATGACGTACTCAGGCCGCAGGTAAGCCGCCTCTTTTTCTGACAATGCGGCCGGTAAAAACTTTTCCTGCAAAAACTTCATAAAAGTCTCGTGAGCGACTTTGTGGCAGTAATCGTAAATCGCCGCATAATGCTCATCGCGGCGTTTGTTTTCATCTTCAGAACTCACCAACGCCGACAATTTTTTATTAAGCTCAGTGATTTCATTTTCCAGGTGATTGAATCGCTGATTCATTTCTTCATGCTTCATTATTTACTCTCCCCGTGCAGCCTTACGCTTGTCTTCTCTTATTTTGAAATACAGATTCGTCAGATAAGTCAGAAGCCCCAGAAGCAGACTTCCCAGCACACCAATCGCAGCCCACTGTGATGGCCTGACCTGATCCAACCACTGCAAAAACCAGTAGCCGGCACTGCCGGCGG